GTTTGATGTAGGTACAAACAGAGTCGCGAGTGATATGACTGCAAATATTCATAAAGACGAAATGATTATTCCAGCACGTCAAGCGGAGCGTATCCGTGCCGCAGGTGGGACGATTGATAACATTGACCAAATGGTGCAGCCATCACCTGGAGCTGTAGCAATACCTACACCTGCAGGAGTTACGCCACAATCTACACCTGCAAATGGTGGAAATGTACAAGTAATTATTCAAAACTTAAACGCTAAAGGCGTAACAGCGAAAGAAATAATGGACGAGTTTGTTCCAATGCTTAAATTAAGATTGGCCAATTTATAAGGAGGTTGGATAAATGGATATATTTTTAAGTACACAAGATCGAAAGCAAATTATTCAACTTCCTATTGTCCCAGCTGAATTTAAAATACCTAGTCCAATGAGCCATGAAACATTTACAACCATTAACCAGGGTGACATTAAATTAATAGGGCGTAGTGGTTTAAAGTCACTTACAATTGAATCCTTTTTTCCTGTGAAAGATTATCCTTTTTCGCGAGATCGGACTTACAAAGGATGGGAATATGTTGAAATCATAGAATCATGGAAAAGAGTTCCTGTTCGTTTAATAGCCACAAATACGCCTGTCAATATGTTAGTTGTGATCGATAACTTTGAATATGGCATTCAAGATGGTTCAGGGGACGTTTATTATTCACTCGCATTATCCGAATTTAAGGAGATCATTTTAGAGACAAAGAAGGTGAAGTGATGGCACATGAATTGTGGTTAATCAAAGGCGATACAATGACCAATATCACACCGATGTTAGGAACTTTAATGTGGCGAAGTAATAAGGATGAATTAGGAGATGAAATAAACTTTAGCATTGCCTTTAATGATACAGACCACTTTCCTGTTAATCCGTGTGATATTGGTGATTTGGTAGCACTATATAATAATGGCCAAGAAATAACTCGCGCTATAATTGTTGATGAAACAAAAAATGGCATAGCGCCTATTGGATACATCGGATTTGATTATGCGTTTTACTTAAATAAATCTACTGCCGTATATCAATTTAATAAATTACCTGGGGACGCCTGTATAAAAAAAATTCTCAATGATTTCGGCATACCTATTGGAAATATTACTAACTTGCCAGTGAAAGTTGATAAGATTTTTAATGACAAAAAAGTAAGTGAAATCATTAAAGATATTATCAAAATGGCAGAACAGAAATCAGGCGTAAAATATTTAATGGAAATGAGAGCAGGAAAATTTCATCTTGAAAAACAAGGGGATTCTCTTGTGTCGGGAACATTCAATTTATTTGAGGGTGGCCCCGAATATCATATTAAAACAGCTATTATGAATCCATCTAAAAGGCGTAGTATTACAGACATGGCCAATACAATTCAAGTGGTTGGGAACAATGACAAAGTTGTTTTAACAAAGTCTGATAGTAAAATGGTCGAGAAATATGGCCGTATTACTAAAGTTGTTAAATTAGATCAGAATGAGAAAAAGAGCGCTAAACAAGTTGCTGAAAACGAATTGAAATTGTTATCAAAAGTTGTGGAAGAAAATAGTGTTGAATTGTTAGGTGATGATAATTTTCGGGCTGGTAGACTTTTTGAATTAGAAGAACCGACAACAGGCATAAAGGGAAAGTTTTTAATTGCTGCAGTTGAGCATACCATTTCCAAAAGAATTCATACAATGAAACCAAGTCTAGAGGTGATGTAATGGATCCGATTACGGAATTAGCTAAAATAATTAAAGAGCGTGATAATCCTCCAATTGTTTCTATGACTACTGGCACTGTCATTTCACCTTTACCAAACATAGTTGTTAAATTAAACGATATAGTGACACTAGATCAGTCGAAATTGATTGTGGCTGAACATATTTATTTGCACTATGAGTATCCAGGGCCGACTTGGTTACAGGAGGGGAATGAGGTTATTTTAATGCCTACAATCGATGAACAGATGTATATTATGCTGGACAGAGTAGGTGAGTCCAATGCTACCTAAGATAGCAGAACTAGAATTTGATAAAAAGGAAGTAAAGACAGACTTGCCACCACTTGGTAAGTCTTTTTTATATGACTTTGATAATAAAGATTTTCACAGGCGAAATGGAAAGTTAGTGCCTGTGTATGGCATTGACACATTAAAAGAATGGATCTTAAAAATCTTCAAAACAGAACGGCATCGATTCCGCGTTTATAAAGAGGTGCCGTACGGAATGATTTTAGAGGAATTAATAGGGTCTAGTTTGCCGAGGGCCTTTATTGAGGCGGAAATTAAACGTGAAATTACATCTAGTCTATTGGAGCATACGCACATTCAAGCCATTCAAGATTGGCAGTTTGTTCGTGATGGGAAATGGATGCGAATAAAATTTACGGTGATTCCTGTAGAGGGTGCCTTTGACATTCCTTCTTTTGACATGGAGGTGAAGGTATATGGAAAGTGAAAAAGTCGTTCATGATCGGATGCTTTCGAATATTGATAATGAATATGATAAGTCACCAGGTAACTATATATTCGACATAACAAAAGCGCCATCTATTGAGTTTTCCTTGCAACAAAAGAAAATAGCAGCAGTACAAGAGAAATTAGATATAGAGAAACAGACAGGTGAAGAACTATCAAGAACGGTGTATCAACGAACAGGCTTAAAAAGAAAGTTGGCCACACAAGCCACAACTACGGTCATTGTTTCGGGTACAGCTGGCACATCTGTTAAAGTTGGTGAGCTAGTAGGCACAGACACAATTTATTTCACTGTAATTGAAGAAGCCATTCTTAATGAAAGTGGATTTGCCCATGTACGTGTTCAGTGTAACGAGTTTGGCCAGGTTGGAAATGTTCCTGCCAATGCCATTAAAAACTTTCCTGTTTCTATCAATGGATTAGTCAATGTCTATAATCCTGATCCTGTCGTGAATGGCTATGAAGAAGAAACAGATAAGGATTTGCGACAACGTTATTATGATAAGCTGCAGCGTCCAGGTAAAGCAGGGAATAAATATCATTATCGTGAATGGGCATTAGAAGTAGCTGGAACAGGTGACGCAAAGGTATTCCCACGCTATAACGGCCCTCTAACAATGAAAGTGGTGGTTATTGATGCGAATAAATTACCTGCATCCACTGAATTAGTTGAGGATGTAAGGAAACGCATAGAGGAAGAAATGCCGTTTGGTGTGGAGGATTTACTTGTTATTGCTGCAGAAGCTTTTATATTAAATCTGACTGCTACCTTATCGGTAATGCCAGGGTATACCGAGGAAATAGCTATTAACAATATCAAAGGAAACATTACGAAATTCCTCAAAGAGATCGCTTTTAAAACATCTTTTGTTAGTTATGCAAAAATAGGCGCTTTAATTATTGATAGTGAAGGGATCTTGGATTACCAGGACTTACTTATAAATGGCCTGACTACAAATGTTGTTATTCCTGAGGATGCCATAGCAGTAATGGGAGGTGTGAACGAATGAATCACATGAGTAACTATTTAAAGAACAAGGTATTAAAAGATCACCTGAAAACAACGCCAGTCTATATTGCCTTATTTAACAATGATGTTGAAGTATCCCAAGCGAGTTATGCAAGACAAGCCGTAGCATTTGCAGATCCAGTTGATGGTCAAACTTCTAATGCGAGTGATGTACTTTTCCCTATCGCTTCGGAATCCTGGGGGACTATTACACATGTCGGTATTTATGACGCTTTAACAGGTGGTAATCCACTATTCAGATCACAAACAGAGTTTTCGAAAAGCATAGAAGTGTCTAGTCAGTATAAGATCCCGAAAAATTACTTGATTGTTCGGATTAAGTAGGTGAATCAATATGCATGCAATCTATGAATCTGAATGGGGTCAAGCTGCAGTCTTTACCTGGGGTGAATTAACACCGCACCAATGGGAATGTTTTAGATTAGCCTTATTACAGTCAGAAACAGAATTAAAGACGCAAGGTGTCACAGTAGCTTTTTCAGGAGCAACCCATGAGGTAATCACGGAACTTCAAACGCATGAAGTCAAAGTAGTTTTATCTCCTATAATCGTTCAAACAACCACGGAAATGATAACAAATATGGTTGTGTCAACTCGCGATTATATAACTGATATGGTGCGGTATTTACCTGTTTATGAGCGGAAATCGCCAGTATTTATTGTGGTATTAAC